TCTTCATCTTCTTCAAGTTCAAATTCTTCCTTCATGTCTTCGTCTTTCTCATCCTCATGGTAAGCTTCTTTCATGTCTTCGTCTTTTTCATCCTCCATGTAAGACATTTCTTTCATATCTTCGTCTTTTTCGTCTTCCATGTAGGTTTCTTCGAGTTCAACATCCTCTTCTATCTCTTCAGCTAATTTAGCCGAGAGCATACTTTTAATTTTAGAGTCGAAAGCTTCTTCTAATGCCATTTTAGCATTTTCTAAAGCTACTTCTCTAACAGCCTTCGCATCAGCGATTGCCTCTTTTAATAATTCTTTAGCCATTGTTTTTTAATTTTTAATTGGCTTCCAGTAAATTGTGTACGGGAAATAGAGATTTTAGTATCTCTAATAGGGATTTGTTTTTAAAATCCAGGGACACTATATTGAGATAGTGTATGCTTCAAAAATAAATATAAAAGTAATTTGGAAACCAAAAGATTTTTTCGTATCTTTCGGGAAAACTATTTATTATGAATCCATTAGAATTATTGGTCACAGCATTTATTGAAGATATTACTAATCCCCAAACAGTATGTACTTATTTTTTAATCGGGATTATTATAGGGGCTTTTCTTGAAAGTGTTATTGTAAAAGCAGGATACCCTATGGAATGGTCAGATAGATTTTGGGTTGTACTAGGATGGCCCTTAGCTTCGACTATCTTTATTTACAACTTTATTAAAGGCTTTTTAAATAAGGATTAACACTTACACATTCCTGTGTTATCACAGATAATGTCTCTAATAACATTGTTGACTCTAGTGTAATCTGTAGTAGGGGTGCTTACTCCTTCATTCATAGGAGACATATAGGCACCAGGAGTAGAAGGTGTTGATACAAAATCAAAACATAAAAGATCAAAATCTTCTTGTACCATTAATACTCCATCTGCGTTTTCTTCTACTGAACCCATACCTCTAGAAGATATTCCTACCGTAACTCCACAACGAAATAGTTCTTTCAAAATATTTCCTGAGGGTGTGGTTAATATTTCTACAACACCATGCACATCACCTCCTTTCATAGTAACTTCTACTATATTATGAGATACATTATTTAAATTAATTACAGAAGATTCAGGATGGTCTAATTCACCTAGGGCTCTTTTTTCCCTAACAGGGCCATCAATATATTTTTGTATTTCTCTTTCAAGAATTTTTTGCTCATAGATTCTACCGTTGTGGTTTTTAACACCGGCTCTTTGAATAACACCTCCTACTCTAAGAGGTTTATTTTCTTTAATAGATTGCTCAACTAAAAGTTTATCTACTTTAAACGGCATA